CCTGACCGTACAACGTTTGTAAGAGATCAATTGATTGAGTATCACTCACATGACTCTTACTCACACGGGTCTTCGACTGCATGGACCGGTTACGGCTATGTAGTCGAGGCCAACCATCGTATTACGACGTGTATTATCACGCACGTAAGGTCCGATAGTCCTGGTCGATTTCAAGTGAAATATGACCAAACTACCGAGCTCGATTGGTTCGGGTGGATTCCCTGGGACTCTTATAAGGGTTCGAAGAAGGTTACCACTACTGGTTTAACCGCTTCGATTCTTATCCTAGAACCAGGGCTCACTCCAGAGGCGTCCGTTTCAGTGGCTGAAGCCAATAGCTATTGTCTTCAGGCAAAGGATCGGGCCCGTTTGTTGTACGACGCCAAAGACGCGTGTAGTGCTCGCACTGCCGCTGTCTGTGACGTGCAAGAGCTCGATTCCAACTGGATCGAGAATCTTGCCGGAGTAAAGGGCACTATGGACTGCATCAAACCTCTTATTGACGGCTACAAGGCCGCCAAGACAGGGGACCTTAGGAAAGCTCGCGAGGCCCTGGCGGGCGGCTACTTAGTCTATAAGTATGCCATTGCGCCAGGAATTGCCGACACGAAGAATCTTAAGGCTGACGGGTCCAGAATTCTCAGTTTAGCCACAGTAAATCGTTTCTCTAACGAGAGACGACGCGGCGCCTCCTCTCGCGAGGACATCGCCGTTTGTGAGACTAAAGCGACCCTAAGCTACTTCGTTACTTACCATCTCCGACTGAGGGATCAATACTTCAGTCAGATATGGGCAGCATTGGAGAAGCTTGGACTGGAGCCAACTGCAGGACAGCTTTGGGATTTGATTCCCTTTTCTTTCGTTGCAGACTGGTTCCAACCGATGGGCGATTCGCTACGTAATATCGATGCGTACAATTCACTTGTACTAAATCGAGACTTACGTTGTCGAATTGAGAGTTTTAAAGTGCAGTGGCCAGTTGAGGAACAGGTCATTTCTGACCTGTTTGACGGGAACGTCTGCTCTAATGGGAAACCCATTGAGTACTCCTGGTACGATCGTCGGATTCATCACACGGTTGGATTAATTGATCCAATCGCGATCTCCGATGGCAACGGCCTTACCACAAGCCAAATGGCTCAAGGTACGGCGCTTCTATCGCAAATGAAGCGATAGTCGCCAATCAGACCGAAATATTTATCGGTCCGACTGCGCTTTAAACGCGGTCGTAAAAGAAAAGGAGTAGTGGTAAACTATGGCTATTTCATTTAATTTCGGCACTGGAGCAACAGGTACAGCTAAATCGCTGTCCTTACTCCCATGGGCATACACAACCGCTTTCAGAAATGTTTCTGATAACGGAAGCGTAGCGCGCATGACCGATATTCTCACACCTCTTGACAAGAAGACATCTGTAAAGATTACTCTTGACAAGATAGCTAACGTTTATACAACGCTAGCTGACGGAACTGTTCCGATTTCCGAGCAGAGCTCGAACACATCGGGACAGACCGTATTCTGTGAGTTGAAAACCGTAGCCACCAAAACTGTCGGCGACGCTACTGTTCAGTTACCTATGGTAGCTAGGATAGAGTTGAGAATTCCGAATGATTCTGCGATTGCAGAGTCGGATATCAACACTCTTGTCCTTGCTACATATGCAGCACTTTGTGATGCATCAGGTAACCCAGTTGTCGTAACCGAAAAGATGCGTGGCGCTTTGACCCCAGCCGGTATCTAACGATCCCGGCCCGGTCACTCCTTCAACATCAAGGGAGGTTGAAGTCATGACGAGCAATAGCATGTCATCGATTGCGAGAAGATTCTCGACAATCCCATGCTACCATCTGGGTAGCAACCGCATCTCACGTTCCAATCACAACTCCGACTACAATTCTATTGCAGTCGGGTTGTCTCTTTGGTACGGTGTCATCCTCGATTACAACTCCATGTTCTGCACTGCAGAAAAGGCTATGTCCAACCACGGTCGCATATTGAAACATGCGATTGGTGGCTGGCCAGAAACCGAAGAGGTCTTAATGGATCTCCTCGAAGCCTTAGATGAGTTAAGCAGTATTCTATTGAAGAATATTGCTTCTTCGACTGGGTTTAAAGCCCAGTCGCTCCTAACGGAGCTCAAAACATGGTTAGTTCCATCCTGGTTGGCTCCCCTCAAGGGGATCCTCCTGGATATCTTCCACTCTGGGTTTACCAAAGTGGGGGATGAGGGTGAGGTACGCGTTATCAGGGCTATTCGGCAGGTGTCCTGCTTCCTAAAGAAGCTGGACGTTAGTCGACCTGATCTCGAGGATCAGATGAAAGAGGAGTTCCTCAGTTTTGAGGAGTTCCTCGCATCTGACGTTCCAGTGAGATCCAAACAGGTAGAGTATTTGCATGATGTTTCAGAGATGAAACATCTGCTTTCACAGCACCTGAATGAATTCCGCATGGACCCTTTCGTACCTGGTCATGGACCGGGAGCCGTTTCCAATCCATCGGTGAAGTGTTGGTATGATAAACATTCCAAAGCTTCGCTGGACGGACGTATCGGCTACCTCCTTGGCCACGC